GCCTATGATCGCGACTTCGCTTTTAGCAACACAATTCTGCAAATGCGTGGCCGCTCTGGATATATTGCCGGGCTCATCTTCCTTGGCATTGGCCTCACGGGTTTTCTTTTCGCCCTGATAAGGCGTGCGCACTTGCGGATTACCGCAGCCGAGTGTTCCTAACAACTCTGCGCACTTGTCCGCAAAGCCGATAAGCGCCTCAGGGGTGACACAGGGGAGCGCATCGGACGGGACTGTGATGGGTGAGGCGACGTTGCCGAATTCATCCTCGCGAACCCAACGATAGGGTTTGTTTGTGTCCGGGTGAATACCGAAGGCAACAAATTGCTGCCCGGTGCCGAGAATTTCCACCTTGTCGTCTGTGTCTGTAAGGATCGAAAGTTTACGAATAGGATTTTCATTTCTGTAGCACAGGAGCATTCCCTTGGAACCAAAGCGATGAAGTGGCGTCTTGCCGAATATCTGTTCGGCCAGGGCTACGATTGCTTTCGTTTTCTCAGGATCGCGAACGTCGATATCGAGGGCAACTAAGCGGCCAGTGCGGAGCCCTGTATTCCTGGCCTCAGGATATGCCGTGCGCATGGCCTTGATACGATCGAGCGTAATCGGGCCGGATTGCCATCCGGCGCTAACGGGGGCTTTGCCGGCGATTACGATCGCCTCATAGCCGCTTTGCAACAGATGCGCGTCCCATTTTGACTGCGGCGGAAACTGAAGGGGTGCGGGCTCAGCGGCGGTGGGCCATAGGTCGGCCAATCCGGTGCGCCATTCATCATGTGTCGCATCCGGCCCAAGCCGATCCTTGAGCGCCCTAATCGCTGCGTTAAATTCGCCGTGCTTGTTTATCCCGGCCGCACGCGCCCGCTGCTTCGCGGCCTCGTATTCGGCGGGGAATGTCTCTGAAAGTAGGGGCTTGACAGGCTTTGGATTGTTGATTAAATTCACAACGTTTAACTCCTTGGTTAAGTAATGCTGTGACGGCGTTGAAGCGCCGTGATTGAAATTCTCTAAAGTAATCTAAGGGCTGGCCGCACGCCGGCCCTTTTACTTTTTCAGCAACATGCTGGAATATAGTCCTATTTTTGCCTTCCGTCCAATAAGCGACATTTATCGAGATGGCTTTGCCGATCAGTTTTTCTTTTCAGTCTCGAAAGGGATCGAAATCGGTGTCGCGGGCTGTACGCTCGGGCGGGCCATGTCGGCTCCGGTTTGCTTTGTCGCGCGTAAATCCCAAGGGATCGGACGGGCTCACGCCCCGGTATGGCGCCCCGGTGTCAACCGGTTTGTATTTCGCCGGGGGTTCTTCCGGTTTCTTTGGTTCGCTCATTGTGTCACGCTCCTATCTTCCGGTGAAAATATCGAAATCTAATCCTTCGGCGAAACGCTGCGGCTTCTTTTCGTGCATCCTCTCGAATATGCTCTGTGAAGCATCAAGCACGCGAGCGAAGCGATAGCCCATGACGATTTGCCGGCAGGCCGAGAGAATGTCGTCATTCTCCTTCACAATGCGGCCCTCCTTGTAATGGTAGCCGACATATTCCTTGAAAAAATCTCGAAGATGCGAGGCCACAAGCAAGGTGCCATTGGCAAATCTCTGCTGCATAATCGCGATACCGGCTTCAAGAGAATAGCCCCCGCCGTCCTTATCTGAGAACGTAGTCCAAGTGTCGCGCATTGGCAGCCCTAAGCGCCGGTACATGCGAGCTATGGTTTCGCCTGTGCCGGCTTGCGCGACTTGCTGTCCGTCATGGGGCCAGAGCCAAGGAGCGTCCCATACCGGCGATTGCTTGATCCTGGCAACGTGCTGCTCCGCTAACATGCCGTGCATCGCATAGGCGTCGAAAATATAAATGGTCCCGGTACTCAGATCGATCGCCGCGCTGCATACGGCCATCGGATGCGCGCTTGCCGCCTGGCCACCATGACTAAAATCACAGCTATTCACGATCGGCCAAAACTCAGGAAATGTCTGCGGGGAGCGGTCGAACATTATCTGATTGACAGAGGTAGCGAAAACCGCGCCCTCCCCAAGCTGTTCCAAACCGTAAATGCGTGACGCTCTTTGGTGCTCTGGAATTGAGTTGATAATTTCTTGCCGTCTCTCCGGCGAAATATGCAACGCCTTGTCGATCCCGCCCCTAACCTGAAAGATTTTATTTTGATCGGTGCTATCAATGAAACGCTTGCGGATGGGCGTGACGCCTAACATTGGTGTAAGGCTTACGATCGTGCGGCCATTCACGGCAATTCCGCGCGCCAGCACCTCATTATAGATCAAATCCGAAAACCCCATATCCTCGTCAAGCCAACAGAGATCAGCCGAGATTGTCTGAAACATGCGCTCTGATTGTTCGTAGGTGCGGGATTGGAGCAAAGCAATTCCGCCTGTTTCTCTGCGCACTGTGATAGTGTCTACAAAGTTTGAAATCCCGCGCGACATGGTAACGCCCTCGATGAAATCTAAGGGAATGGCGCCGGTCCCTAATCCGCCTTCCTGAGAGATCGGGCCTAGGAGTTTTTCTTGTGCGCCTTCGCGGACACCTTGGGCACTAACGGATGCGTATAGGCCAATGAATTTAGCCGCGCGCTCCACATTGGGCGGCTTAGGATGCAAACCCGTGTGCCATTCCGGCCACCAATCACAAGCCGCATAAGCCATTTCAAAACTACAGCACAGGGTTTTGCCTTGCTGATTGCCTAGAACGATTGATCGCTCTCGCGCATGGGAATTGTGAAAGATTAGTTGTGTGTCGGGGTGTGGCCTGTAATAGAACCATCGGCAATATTTCTGTAGGTATTCCGTGGTTGTGTGCAGCTTTTTTAGATGCTTTCTGATAGACGCAACGGGTAACGCCTCGACTTCGGGCTTGGTGTGAACTGCGACGGTCATCTAAAGGTCTTTCATCTGTGCTTCGATTTCCAAATCGATATCTGAAACCTCTGTAAATTCGGCGTCGATAGGCTGCTTTGCCTCTTGCTGTTCTAGTTGTCGCTCAAGCATCGGGAGGCCAGAGAACCCGAATAGTTCGACCAATTTTTCGCGCGAAGCGCCTAACATCTTCGCCGCACGGAGTTGCTCTAAAGCGTCTTTCCTATGGTCTACGATTTCATGCGTGACGTGCGCGTCGATCCGCTGAGTAGTCGGCTGATACCGTTCAAGCAGATTGAGGGCCACTCTGGCCCGCTGGGTCGCATCGCCACCGTTTAGCGTGTCACGCAAGCTGCGCATTACCTCAGGCGCCAGGCTGCGCACAGAGATTTTCATTTGCTCCATGAGCGCGTCAACGACGCGGGGCCGCGTCAGCGTTCTGTGAGCGATGCGCGCGAACGTGGCGCTGCTCGATCCTTCAACGCCATATCCAGCGTCACGGGCAGCTTGCGCATAGTTGGCGCCATTTAGAACTGCGATGATAAAGGCCCTTTCTTTGGGCAAACAGGCCAGCATAAAAGGGCCGAAATCATCTGCCTCATCGTTTGTTGGAACAATCTGTTTGTTCATTTTTCGAAATCATTGAAGAATTGCGCCCCGCCACACGCACACGCAAGCGCATCGTCGGGCAATCTCACGGCGAACGTGGCCACAGAGCCCGTCAGTCTAGTAGGACTGACGACAACGCTGCGGTAATCTTTTCAGAAGCGCCGAACGTGCCAGCGGCAATGAAAGAATATTGACCAGCGGGCAAGTAGCCGATTGCGTTGACCCCACTATTTGACATAGCGGTCCCAAGCAACGGGAGTTGCGTTGTGCCATCTGGCGCCAGGAGTTGGAGGTTGAGAGTAGCCCCCGACTTATTGGCCCACGCCGCAGCGATGAAATAATATCCACCTTGCAACGCCTCGGCGGTGCCGCTTCCGGTCGCGGTGAACGCCGATTTAAGACTTTGGGTCGCGCTCATAGCACTGGCCCCACGTAGTCGCTGCCGTTAACAGCCAGGGGGAAAAATTGATTTCCACTATTGACCCCATCGATCACGTTTTGAATGAACTTAACAAGGTCCAACTTCGTGATTGCTACGCTGTTCTGATCGAGCAGGTTATAGCGAACCTCAAAATCGAAAGTTGAAGTCGGAGCCGAAGTTGCGAGCGTGTAGTTATTTGGTACATATGGATCAACGCCACGAGTGGAAGAAATGCAGACCGCTGTCATTGGTATTTACCCTTTTCAGTTTTCAAATTAAGTGGCCAGTGGGGGAGGAACTGAATTGCCGCCCCACTA